TTTTTTACTGTAAATATCCGGATATACCAAGCTCCAATCAGCTATAATATCATTTTGCTCTTCGTCATAATCCGCAATTTTAATTTCTTGACCTCTAAGGTGAGGACATCTACTTCCGCAATTTAGTTGCTCAGTACTTTTAAAGTTCATTAGCAATTCGCTATTTGGACCTCTGTGAAGGTATGCAATAGCGTCAGCGTCAGCACATGTTATCGTCTTAATCTTACCAGTTAAATCTAATTCTTTAGCACTAACCTCTTTTCCTTGTTTATCAACAAATGTGTCTTTTAGGTGTCCTATTAGTATTAAATTATCTGTAAGTTGACCAAGCTTTTGTACCCACTCCTTAAAAGCAAGCCTTAGCCAGTAATAACCAGCACCTCTAGCTAGTTCTAGAATACTTGAGCCTGCAAAAGCTCCACCCATAGGAGTTGCTTTGTACATTTCTATAGCTCTTGGATTTACCATATCTTCTAATTTAGATATAGTATCAATTGCTATAAAATCATAAGGTCTTCCGCCTTCATATACTGCTTTACCTATAGCTCTAAGCTCTTCAAGGTTGCTAGCCTTTAAGACCATTGCATCTACAAATTCAGAACCATCTTCAAGGTCAATTATCAAGCAATTATCTAACTTGCTGATTAACGTTGTTTTACCTGCTTTAGGTGCTGAATATAATATAAGCTGTCTTGGGTCTCTTCTTGTACTTGCCGTTTTTGTAGTTGGCAATACTATTGATTTTGTTTCTTCTGCCATATTGTTTTAAATTTTAATGTTTCTGATTGTTACTCTTCTATTGGCCTATTAATCCATAAACCTGCTTCATTTTTAATGTACTTACTTTTGTTGTTTAGTTTGTTGAAAGCATAATTGTAATGAGCTTCACCCATTTCTGCAGCTTTAGGCAATTCCCTAAAAGTACCACATTCGCCAATAAAATTTAAACCAACATTTACATTAGGCTCACCATCTCTGTTCAGTTTTGTTATCGTAAAGGCTCTTTATCCCTTACTTCTGTATTTTACTTGTAAATTATATATACAGCTCAGACTATCTCATCATCCCCGGACTGAGGATGTGCCGCACTCGTGTTACTTTACCGCCTGTTCTAGGCTCCATGTATTAGTCGTTGCACCTTCCTGTTATCCCTAACAGGCTTGGCTCAGGGTTGCCCATTTCTGGGGTTTCCTTGAGTTCACGGCATTTGCTATTGAAAATTACTCTTCAATGGGAGTGTACGTCCATTTAAAACCTTTATAAGTTTTTCTATGACCTCTTGCGCAATTTGAAATTCCAGAACTTTTAAATTCAGTATTATTACAAGCTTTATTTATAGCAGAGTAAACTCTTACTAACTCATCTTCTAATGTATACTGATAAATTTTAGTTCTTCCTTTTTCTTTTCGCATCCTTAATTGTTCATCTGTGAGTTTCCAACCTCCATGGGAGTATTCTCCAGATTCCTTTTTAAGCCTCATAGTTTCTACGCGTTTTGCTATTTGCTCAGAGCTTTGCTTGTGACCAAGCATTCTTTTCCGGCAATCTTCTTTAAATTTATCGCTTCTTTTTACGCCTATATTTGTATGGGCATCTAATCTTTGATTATATCCATTGTTAATACAGTCATAATGGTTTATCCAGTAGTTTTCATCTTCAATTATATTGTCTGAATTTTCAAGTACTGAATGGATCCTAAAGCTAAAATTACTTTCTCCATATTTATTCCATGAAGCTTGCAAATGTTTGTTGCAATGTTTGTTATTTTTTAGACAATGCCTATGCTGGCGAAATCTATTTTTAACATCTATTGAACTTCCTACGTATCTCTTATTGTTAGTTCTGTTTACTATACAATATATTCCTATTATTTTTTTCATAATACAAATATACTAAATTTCCGTTAATGTTTCTCCAGTATCTCTAAATTTCTGTAAGTATTACTAAGGCTATTAATGTTATAGTTCTGAAACCTCTCAATATTATACCTGGCAGGGCTAAATAACGTCATTATAACGTTTGCGTCCCTTGTTGTATACTTTGAGTCACCAAAATCTTTTAACGTTGGTGTAAGCCTTCCTGCTTGATGTCTTTGGTCACTTTCACTATCAAAAGCTAATTGCTGTATCACTACAGGTATTGCTTTGAAATTGTTCCTTAGCTGCACTAAATACTGACTCATCTTGTCAATATTCTGTTTAGTATTATAACCTCTTTCCTCAAGCATTAAAGCAATATGGTCAATCATGATAATCCAGTATCTATTTGGGTTATTAGGAATGTACTTGTCAAATCTCATTATAGGATCTTTTGTAGGATCTTTTTGGATGTTTTTTTCAATGATTTGACCATGTTGCTTTGCTTTGTTAATCAGGTATTTATTTATGCCTGTTGGATTCTCAGGCATATCATGAACAGTAACCATATCTTCCATGTTCTCAAAGTAACCTCTATAGCTTTTTGCTAAGTCATATATTTCTTGAGGACACTTATGCTCACCCCTAGATAGTATAGTACTTGCATCAACGATTAACCCGTAATCATGCCATAATTTCCTATTTATACCTTTAAGTATTTTAGTTTCACTATCAATCTCAAAGGAAAAATAATCTATGTCAAGAACTATATCAGAAGGATTTGCTACAACATGATCATAAGCCCCGTAAAAGAAGATATCATCAGCTAAAGAAGTTTTACCTACTTTAGTACCAGCACCTACTAAATAGTAAGTTTTTTGCTGAATGTTTGGCAAGTATTGTCTTAGCCTGTTAAAAGGTATAGGAATGCCTTGATTAAGACCTTCTCTACCACGCTCTATAGATGACATAGCATTATCAAAGAAACTTATTTTTTCCTCTTCCACGTTTTCTTCTGTCATATTTTAATGTTTTTGATTTTTACTTCCTGCTCATTACCAAGAACAGTCATGTATTTCTCTGTCCATTTGTTTATTCTTCCAGACACCAGGTATAGAGGCTTTCCAAAATGTGTTCCTGCATAATCCCTTATAATGCATTTAAACCCTGAATTATCAGTGGATGGGTTTCTAATATGTACTAAAGTTCCAAGTTTTAAGCGACCTTCTTTGTCTCTATATTTCTTTGTGATTAAATCCTCCTCCATCTTCATTTCTTTTAAGGTTACTAACTTGACCATCAGCATCCTCAAGCATTGAAGCTAAGTTTGATAGTCCATTTTTATTAATAAAGTAATCAGCACAAGTCATAGCTTCATAACCTTTCATTTGCCTTTCATAAACATATGACCTTGTTAAATCAAATATTTGGTCTTTGCTAAATTCAGGATATTGCTTTACAAAGATTTTCATCTTCTTCAAACAACCTTGCTTATCACCTCTTACTAGCCTACCCATAGTTTTAACACCTTTAGGCCATAGCTCTCGCCATTCCTGTATCCAGTCTTCAACTTTCTGAGTTTTCTCATCAGTACCTATTAAATCCAGAAATTGTTGTCTTAACGTCAATCCTGTTGGCAGGTTTTTACACCAGCCTTTTGCTTCTAAATCAGTTTTAAAAGACTCTGCAACATTAAATGGAAAATCAGTTTCCTTATGTATATAGTATAAATAAGAGAACTGGTTAGGTGTTAAATTTACAGACTTTAGCAGTCTCATATCTAAGTTTATATTCATATTTTAATTGTTATTTTATTACCATTTGAATTTTGTAGTTGTACTTTTTAATAAGCTCTTTAACGTCTTTATGAGAGTTTGACATCATCATATCTTGAGGAGTGCTGTACACGCCTATAATCTTCTCTTCCTTATCAACATATGCAACTACTTTCTTAACAAGGTCAACAACTCTTTGTTCTTTATCAATTTTTACAGCCATAGTCTTGTTTTAATAAACATCCCCAACAAATAGTCAGGGATGTTTTGGTTTGATATTAAGTAATCTTAAAATCTTTCAGCAATAACTGCTTCTAAATCTTCAACGTAAGCAGCTAAATCTTCAGCATCGTTTTTTGCATTAACAATTTGATTACCAGTAGCGGTAACATCACCTCTTAATGCGTTTACAACTTTTTCAGCAGCTTTTGCAGCTCTTTTAGCACTAAACAACTCTTGCCCTAAAGCATTTTCATTAGACTCTACTGCTTCAGTTAATAACTCAAGAGCTTTTTCTTCGTCTTTTTTTCCAATTTCTTTTTTTGCAATTGCTAATAATGTTCCTGTTTTTCCAGCCATGTTTTTATGTTTTAATGGTTGTTAATAAATAAATTTTCCTTTTAATTTGTTAATATACACTTGTATACTATCTTCTTCTTCTTCTTCTAGTGCTTGCACTTACTGTTGCAAACTCAATAACGCCAACTGGATTTGTTGGTGCTACAACTTTTACAGCTTCCGTAATAGAATCTCCAAAGATTGCAACCTGGTCTGCGCTTACCATAAGGCTTGCATCTACCCATCCCATTTCGCCAATAACTCCATCTTCAAGATATTCATGCTTTTCAGTGATGACATGTAACATGCCTTCATTCTGACCAGAACCAATTTCCTCAATTACCATAGTGGCATATTGACCAAATTTATCCCCATAAATCTCTTGAGCTTCAGAGTTACCAACAACTGATTGTTCTTTAATAAACATAATTGTTTTTGTTTTAATAGTTAATAAAAAATAGATTTTACATACAACTGCTAGTGATACTCATTTGACATTTCTAACACACCTAGCTTTGTTGAATTGTTAATTCTATTATAATTCAATTAAATCTAAATTAATATCAGGCATAAGCTCCAAAGGAACTGGATCTAATACTTCATCTAAATTATGAACAACAGTACATTCAACGATAAATGATTCTGCTTCTTTTAATGAGGAAAACGTTTTGTCTTCCGTATTAATACATTCTGATATTGGTGCTTGATGATTTCCTTCATTGTCGCATCCGTATATTACTTTTCTCATATTAAATTGTTTTTGTAATAATAAAGGAGAGGAACCACCCTCTCCTTACTATTAACCTATTTGGCCACACTTAAAAGGTAGTTACCATCACCTATACTTCTTTGTCAGTTAAAAACTTTGCTATAGTATCATAACGGCTCAGACTAACTTTAGAAGCCTCTATCATTGCCTTGCATACATAAGGATTTGCGTTTTTCATTTGCTCTTGAACTTTTGGCACAAACTTTTTTATTGAGTTTGCAACATAAATAAAAGCATTTAAGCTAACGTCTGAATTGTTTGCTAATTTTACTAAGAAATCATCAAAGATTTTATCAAGTGTTTCATTATAACTTTTATCCATCATAGAGCTGTTTTAACGCATTTTAATTACCATAGGGTCACTTACATTCAATCTTCTGTTTGGATTAAATCCTGCTCCTCTAATATATCTTCTATGAGCATTCTTTAAAGCTTTTAATGCTGACTTTTCTTTTCTTGACTTCTTAAATGAAGATTGGTCTTTTACTAATGCCGGTGGCACTAAACCTTCACTTTCCATAATTTCAATCCTAGATTTATCTTTTCTAGACTGCATTAACTGTTTGATTGTTGCATTTGGGTTTGCAAAAGAAGGCATGAACTCTTGTTCTCCTTTCTTGTTTTTTACAAATCTTCCTGTAATGTTTCCAATAATTCCCCAGTTGTTTTTTCTGTTTACACTCATTTTTTTAGTTTTATAGATTAATTAATTTTTTTTAGTTTAAAAAAGGTACTTAGAAGTTAGTGTTGCATGGCCCATGGCCATTGTTATCACGTTTTCTTTTCCCTTTTGTTTGTTTAAATGGTACTTGAGTAAATACTGTTTGTCGTCCTCTCAGAGGGTCCATGCACTATATTGATTCCTTTCAGGTATGAATACCTTACTTCTTGCTCAAGCTTCTTGTACTAACATACTCACGCGTATTCCAATAAGTAAAATAGTCTTTCCCATTTAATTTCTTTAGATATATAACACTTCTAATACATCCTAGTCCGCATTAGTGGTATGATCTTTACATGGATCAGAGGTTTATGTGTCAGACCATTTGTAATGATGGCTTATACTGACTTTAATCACTCTCAAGTGTTGTATATCTTACGTTTCTTTATATTTTTATCTTTTCTCTAAAGTATTTTAATGTTTTCCTTAACTCAAACAACTCTTCTATTTCTGTTTTATTGTTTTTAAATGTCAAGTCCCGTTCATGAGAATCTCTATTTGTAAAGCAAATATCTTTTTCTTGAACTTGAAGCAAAATACAATTATAACCACCTGATCTTATGTATTCTTCTTCCCAGTCATCTTCATCTTTATGATAAAAATCAAATTTTTCAGGATCAATTCTTTTTATTAGGCTTATCATTTCATCTTCAGTTCCGTGTATAGTTTTGTCTGCCATCTTCTTTTAGTTTTCAATAATTAATTGCTACCATAGCAGGATTTGAACTTGCGTTTCTAGTACCGTTGTACTTAGTGTCTTAGCCTCTAGACGATATGGTAGTTTGTAAATTAGGTATTAGGCCTTTTTGCTTGAATTATTGCTGTCAAACACAATGATGCCAATATGACATGAGCATTAATCGCTTTTATGCATCCAAAATACAATCCATCAATCCAGAACATGTTAATTATTTCTGACGTTTTGAATGTGTTTTGGGTGCATAGTAAATTAAGAACTATTGCTGAAAATGATAACATCAATATTAACCCTAAATACCCAACAAGGATTTTAATTGCTAATGATTTTATCTTTTCCATACATGTTCTGTTAACGCCATAAAAGAGCAACCAACAAGCCAAATTAACATTGACAATAGTCTTAAGTTGTTCTCTAATGTTTGATTACTTACAAAAGCAGAAATAACTGCAATTGTAAAACAAGTAGTTAGCAACAATATTATTGTAGCTTTATAAGTCATTCTTTTTTTCATAATTTTTTAATTTAACGTTTAGCTTTTCTAATTCCAGAGTAATAAGCTCTTTTTGCTTCCGCGTGATCATTCTCAGCTCTAGCTAATATTGCAGCCATTCCTACTGATTCATCTTTTGGAACACTTTTGTTATACTCCTCACATTTATCAAACACAAACTTTCTTACTTCGTTGGCTATTTCTATAACCATTTCATCTCTTTTAGTCTTCATGTATTTGAGTTATGTCTAAGTAGTTAACAATAGTTTTTCCTTCGCCCTCTTCTACTTCAGCTATAGACATTAATACGCTTTCAATTTCACTTGTCTCTCCTTTGTAGAAAATTTTAAAAATCAGCAACCCTTCTTCACACACTATCATTAACGAGTTATTAGTTTTGTGTTTGTAGTAACCT